CGCATTAATTCAAAATCCTGTTGATCGAGAAAACCACATTGTACACGGTGTGAAAGTTCTTGGATTCACTTCTGCAAACGGAAGGATTTATGATTTTGCTGCTGTTAAAGAAGCTATTCAAAAATATGAAAAAGCCCCCGTTAACAAAGACCACAATATGGAAGAACCATCCTTTTCTGATAGGCTAGGATGGCTTGAAAATGTGACATTAGAAAAAGACGGGTTGTATGCTGATTTTCATTATAACCCTCATGCAGAGGGTATAGAATCGTTTCTATGGTTCGCTGAACATAATGGTTTAGGCGATGTTGGTTTCTCGCATTTAGTTTCGGGAAAATATTCCGTTGATCCAGATGGTACGGAAAGAATCACAAGAATTGATAAAGTTAAATCGGTTGATCTAGTGGCAAATCCTGCAACAACAAAAACAATATTTGAATCAGAGGTAAAACCAATGGGTAAGAAGATTACAAAAGAAGCTGATGATGATTACCATGATCTAGAACACGATGTGTTAATTCAAAAATTAATTGCTAAAAACAAAGAGAAAGAAAAAGAAAAAGAATTGAATAAAAAATCTTCAGGTATGGGTAAGAAGATTGCAAAAGAAGCTGAAAATGTTTTTCTTAATTTCAACAGATTTAAAGATCAATATTTAAAAATGTATCCTAAAACGGCTGAAGAAATTATTAAAAAAGCATTTGAAAAATATAAATCTCTTGTTGGTAAAGATATAGAAAGTAACGAACAAGAAGATGATGATGTTGGGGAAGCAAGGGCAGAACCTAAACCTACTTTGACTAATCAAAGGTATTGGAATTTATCTGATTACGAATTAAAATCTTTAGCAAAAGACGCTAGGGAAGCATCTGCAAGAGTTTTAAAAATGGGCGATATGAAAAACGCAATGAGATACGATGAACAAAATGCAGATGCTGCAACTGTTTTAGGGTACAGGCAAAGAAATCCAAAAGATCCAATTAAACCTGAACAAGAAGGAGATGATGAAATGGACAATAAGAAAATGATGGAAGAAGAAAATCCAATGCAAGAAGAAGGTATGCAAGAACCAATGATGGAAGAAGCCGATGATGTGTACGCAAAGATTAAAGAAATTTGCGAGGGGGAAGGATCTGATGAAGAAAAATCAAAACAGGTTCTTGATATGCTTGGCCTCTCCGGTGGTATGTCAGAAGGTGATGAACCTATGGAAGAAGCAGAAGAAGATTCAAAAGAAAAAAATGGTTCTGAATCTGCTGTTCTTGAAGTCGATGATGAAGAAGATCAAGAAGAAGAACCTAAAAAAGAATCCAAATCCGAATTAGCTTCTTTGCGAAAATGGAAAGCTGAAAAGCTTAAGGAAGAAAAGATTGTGAATCTAATTAAAGAATCTAATCTTGAACCTACTAAAGTATTCATCAAGCAGCTTTCAGCAATTGATTCTAAGCTATGGAGTGAAGCAATTAGAGATCGAAGAAAAGTTGCGTTGACAAGATCAGCGGTTAAACCTATTTCATCTGGTTCGCAATCAAGAAGCGAATCTAGTTACAAACAATTTCTTGAATCCGTATTAGGTAAATAAACAAACTATTTAAGGAGTTTCTAAAATGGCGATTCGCTACAGTTTCAATACTACTAATCCTGTTATGGCTGAAGTTGATACAACTTCTGCAATCGCTTTAGGCGATCTTGTTGCACAAGTTTCAGGTGAAGCAATTTCTGCTGCTGATTTTACTTGGACAACTGATCTTGCAACCACCCAAGCAAACTTTACAAACGCTTTTCTTGGTTTATCTGGTCAAACTAAACTTGCAGATGTTGCCAAAATTTATGGTAACTCTGTAGCTAATCAAATTCGTATTGATTGCTCCGGCATCTATGAAGGTGATTATACAGGTGTTGCATTAGTTGTTGGCGATTATGTTGGCCCTAGTTCTGCTGCTAGCAAACTACTTCCCCAAAACCTTGTTAAAGTTGCAACTGCATCTGTAGCTATAGGTAGAGTTGTAGAATCTTTAGACGGAAATGGAACTGTAAAATTCCAATTGTTATCTAAACTTAATGCAGTATCCCGTTAAACAAACTTTTTAATTTTTAGGAGATTTCGAGAATGAAGAATCTAGGAAAAAAGCTTAAAGCATTTGGCAAACAAAACGGTGTTTTAAAAACTAAAACCTACTTGGCAGAATCTATTGCCAAGGGTGATATCAGTTTAAGGAATGTATCGCTTAGAGGCCTTGCAGAAGGTATCATTGGAGATGATTGGGCAGAGAAGATGCAACGCTTCAACGGGCCTGATCGAGTGTTTATGGAAGCATCTGAAGCGGTTGATGCAAGTAATTTTGCAGCAATCACCGGGCAGATTCTTATCACTACTGTTCAGGAAAAATATAAACTAGCAAACTTGATTGGCGATGAATTGGTACAAACAATTCCCGCTGGTCAAAATCTTTCTAGTGAATTGATTCCTTGGCTATCTGATATCAGCCCCTCGCCTGATGTTGTGCAGCCCGGTATGCCATATTCCCAAACTCAATTTAGTGGTAACTATGTACGCATTCCAGCAATCGAAAAGGTTGGTAGAATTTGTGCAATCACCGCTGAAATGATTTACTCTGATAAAACTTCTCAAGCTTTATCTAGTGCTGAATCAGTTGGAACTTATTGCGGTCTAGTTCGTGAAGAACGAATTCTAAATACCGTATTAGGTTTAACAGGTAGTTATGTTTATGGAACTTCTGTAGGTGCAGAATCAACCCTAAACACCTATTCAACAACTGCTCAAGCTGGAATGACATATGGCTTTGTAAACAAAATTGCATCTTATTCTTTAAGCAATTGGGCAAGTATTAATACTCTTGAACAATTGTTTTATAATATGAAAGATCCAAATACCGGAAAACCAATTATGGTATTTGAACCCGGTGCAATGTCAATCCTAGTTATGCCATTCCAAAAGTATACTGCAAGTAGGATTCTTAATCCTCAAACAGTTACTAAAAACGGGCCTTTTGCTACTAGTGGCGATGTTGAACAGCTTGAAAGTCCAAATCCTTTGGATACTAATTACAAGATTTTGACTTCTGCAAATGCAAGAAATCTTCTTGTAACTAGTGGTGTTGCTGCTTCAACAGCAGATAAATATGTTTTCCTTGGCAACTTCAAAAAGGCCTTCTGCTGGAGAGAAGCAAAACCGCTTGAAGTGGTTCAAGCTCCAGCAAATAATTGGGCTGAATTCAATCAGGATATCACCGTGGCAATTAAAGCTTCTTGGTGGGGTTCTGTTGGTGTTCTTGATCCTCGTTATGTCGTTCAAGGTTTACCTGCATAACCCTCAGGTAAAACCCTCAAGGCCTGTACAGTTATTCCCTTTTCTGTACAGGCTTTTTTTCTTATAGGAGTATTTGCAATGCCTACACCCGCTGAAAATATTCTTACCATTCGAGATAATTATATTGCAGCATTGTTAGCTGATTCTGCAAATCCTCAACCATCTTATTCTTGGGAAGGTGTTAGCGTTTCCAGAACTGAATGGAGACAACAACAACTTTTGAATGTAACGGAATGCAACAAGGTAGCAGCAGCATTAAACCCCCAAGAATTTAGAACCCAATTTATGTAAGGAGTTTAATATGCCTTACCTAGACTTATCGCAAGAATACAATGTTTTTGACAATCCTGAAGTTCTTGTTTTAGTTAATCCTAATGGCGATAACGCTTCTACTAATTACGGGTATCGTAGAGCAATTACAGTTGCTTATCATGATCAATCAGGTGTTATGAAAGTTGAAAACATGACTAAATTTTTGGTTTGGAAAACCAATGTTGCTCCTTGGGTTCCACAAATAGATTGTGAAATAACTGATTCTCATGCTCACAAGTTCTTTGTAAATGGTGTAGATAATCAAGGAAATCAAGAATATTATTCTTTAGATTGCACTAGGAAAAGTAGCTAATGCAAAAAGTAATGAAAACAAATCGGCCTATAATGACAGCAAATCCCGCTGATCGTTATACTACGATTGAAGATACTTTAGCAACAAATTTAACTGCATTAGGTTATACAGTTTATAAAAGAAAAGGTTCTGTAATTCGTGAAACAGATGTATTTCCATGTGTAATAGTTTCACCCGCTGAAGATGGTGAAGAATTAGGAATTGAAACATTTGGCGGTATTGTTGAATTCCTTTATAACTTTAGAGTTTATTATATTCAGACTTATACAAGGGATTTAGATTTTACTGATCTTGAAGACCGTTACAAAATTAGAAAAGAAATTTATAGGATTAATCAATTCGCTGGTTCTATAAGTCCTACAAGAATTTCCATCAAAGGTATTCAACCCTTCAGTATTAACGGACAACCTAACACGGTTTACAATGTTACGGGTTTTAGGGTACAATATGGTTTTATGGAACAAGGTTTAGTTTAACTAGGAGATAAAATGGCAGCAGTAACAAACTACTTTTTAACAGGCAAAATTGCTTTATTTGATTTAGCTAGAACAGATGGAATTGTTGGAACTGGTACACTTCCAGTTACTACAGCAACCATTGCAACTAAAATAGAAACACCTGAATCTTCTTCATACGCTTCAGGTGGTTACACGAATCTAGTTCTAGGAATTCAATCAGCAGAAATTACGGTTGAAATTCTTTATGATAAAGTTGCATTGCCTCCAATATTTGCTGGTATGAAAGCAGACATTGAATTATCTCCAACTGGTGGTAGAACTGCATTTCTTGCAACATCTCCAACTAGCACACAATCTACTTTAGCAACTAATGAATACGGGCCTTATGCGGGAGATCCTTTAACTTTTATTTTTGAGAATTGTACTGTAACGCAAGTTACTTATGATATGCCTGTAAAGGATCTTCAGAAAGTAAAGCTAACTTTAATACCTTCAGCAAGTCCAGAAGTAAATTTTGGTACAGTAGCATTTTAATTAGGAGTTTTAACAATGGCTGTTATATCAGGTAGACTTGGTTCAATTGATTTTGGAACTTTAACCAACATTCCAGCAACCAACATTTCAGTTAATTCAAAAGCTGAAGTTGTTGATACTACTAATTTTACTGGTTTAGGTTTTGATTCTCATGCAATTGGAATGTATTCCGCTGAAATAACTTTAGATTTACTTGAAGTTGTTTCAGGTTATGGATTGAAACAAGGTCAATCAGGAACTGTTACCATTAATGATGGTGATCCAGATAACCCCGGTGCAGTTACTATTACGAATTGCCTGATTACAGGTATTAATTATGATGCTGGTGCAAAAGATGTGCAAAAGATGTCTATTACATTAGCTACTAAAGGTGCTTATTCTATTATTGTTGGTTAAAACTAAGGGGAAAAAATGGCAGATTCAGTAGGAAATATTTTAAATTCATCTGGTGAAGGTTCACAAACGATTGAATTTAAAGGGAAAAAATATACTGCAAGTTTGATTACTCAAAAAGTAAAAGCTGATTTTGAAAAGTCTATGGAAAAAAAAGCTTTAGATTCAATTTTTACTTTGAAAGATCGTCTTGAACCAGTTGAATTTAGAGAAGCTGTAAGCGGTGTTACTAGAGATATTGCTTCAGGTGTTTATTCTTTTGGATCAGAAAATTGTGTAGCGTTTTTAACAACTCCTGTAGGTGTTTTAACATTCGCTTCAATACTTTTTTCTGCTCCTGAAAATGAAATGCAAGATTTAGTTCTTTCTGAAAAAGAAAGATTTGAAGCAGTTATGGAAATCGTAAGGGAAAAAAGTTTCCCAAACGCAAGGAGGGAGTAAGTTCATCAAAAAGATATGAACCTATTCCCCCTCCAAATTTAATTAATTACTATGTTCACTTAATGGATAAACCTTATCTATTAAGGCCTTGGGAGATAGAAAAATTAACCGATATGCAGATTGTTGAACTGTACTACAGAAAAAGAGATGATAAGGGGATACCACTAGAAATACACGATGAAAAGCATGAATGGGATACAAGGAAAAAGATAGTTGCAGAAGATGTTATGATGTTTAACAAGTATCAAAACTTTATGAAAACTGGTTCTATGTTAGGTGGTTCTCCCAAGCAATTAAATAAATCTTGGGTTGATAAATTTGGAAAAATACCGGAAAGACCAAATGGCTAAAGATATTCCAATTGATTCCGGTTCAGATTTTACAGCAGATGTTGTAAAAGCTGTTGAAGCAATTGCCCAAAACATAAAGAATTCATCAACCGCTTTTACAGGTAATTTTGATAAGATTGCAAAATCTGTTAAGACAATGCAAACAGCAGTTGTTAATTCAATTAAACAAATTAAATTAATTGCACCAACATTAAAAAAAGAACCTAAAAAAGAATCAAAAGGTAAAGAGAATTTTTCTGAAGATATTTCTTCAGGTTTTTCTTCTGTTATCACTTCTGTTTCAGATTCAGCAATGTTAATTACTGATGCTATTATTGGAGTTGGTGCAGAAGTTATAAACGAATTAACAAAAACTAAAGAACAAACTGAAAAAAAACCTAAAGAAAAAACTGGCCCTGATTACACTCCTGATTCATCGATGGATGAAAAAGAAAAAGAAGATATTAAAAAAGAAGGTTACAAAGATAAATCTAAAAAAGAATCTAAAGCAAAAGGTATTTCAATAGCTAAAGCAGTTATTGAAATTCAACAAGCAATTATAGTTTTAGGTAAAGGAAAAGAAGAAGATAAGAAAAAAGATAAGAAGGAAAATAATAAAGACGATAAGAAAAAAGACACAAAAACAGGAAAAGATAATTCAATAAAATCAATTTTTGAAGATATCAAAAGCACTATTAGCAGCTTTATGAAAGGTAATAAAGCTGAAGGTATGAAAAAAGCAAAAGGTATTGTAGGCAATGTTATAAAAAACAAAACAAGCAGTTTAATGGGTGGTGGTAAATCTCCTTCAAAAATGGGAATTAAATCTGGTGCTGGCGGTGCTGGTGGTAAATCTCCTTCAAAAATGGGAATTAAATCTGGT